CATAATTCTACCCTTTAAGCCATGCCTAAATATTTCATCATTTTAAAAATCATTTCTTTTTTCTTTTCGCCATCACCATTATCTGGTTGAGCGCCCATAATGCCTTGGCCGGAAACCATAGCAGGAATCTGAGGCTGCTGTAGCAAGCCGCCGCTAAACCCCAAAGCCTGTGGTTGCTGAACAGCAAACGGTTGGGCTATTTGTGCGGACGCTGCACCAACACTCTGAGCTTTTTGACGAATTAATGCTTTTTTCTTTTCGTCTTCCATTAGCAAATCAAGCAAGCCTTTGAAAGCTTGTTTTTGTTGCGGCGCTTGTGAGTCTGTTGCAACCATATCTTTATCCCATCAATGATGCGCCAAGCGTCAGGTAATCAAACAACCCTGGCTGCTTCGACGTTGTACTAGACTGTGGTGTCGGTGTTGCACCCAATGCCTGAGCGTAATAACCAAGCGCTTGAGCTGGATAGTTACGGAAGCCTTCAAACTGCTGACGTGCCGCATTCATAACTTGCTGTTGCAGTTGCTGTTGTAACGCTCCCTGCTCCGCCATCTGCTTCTGTACTGTCTGACCCATACCGAAGCCTAAGTTAGCAAGCGATCCTAGTTGCGCCGCAGCACCTAATCTTTGTTGTGATCCTGCCTGACGTGCCGCTTGGTTAGCAAGCTGTGCCTGCATACTTTGGCCAAGACCAAACTCTTGAGCGCGCTGACCCATGCCGGCTTGAGCTTGTGCCGCTTGTAAAGCTTGACCGAATCCTTGCTGCCTTAACGCTGCGGATGTACTCGCCCCCTGCTCTAAAGCTTGACGCCCTAGCTCTGCTTGTTGAATAGCTTCTCGCGAACCACCAAAAGCACGAGCACCTTGAAACTGCGCCGCCAATTGATTGGCCTGCATTTGACGTTGACGCTCGATATCGCCCATCGCGCCTTGAACCACTTGCTGTTCATATGGGTTCTGAAATGCTTGTATCTGGCTTGCAATTTCAGGGGCGCGGTAGCCCATTCCACGAACCTGTGAAGGCATAAAACCTAGCTCTCGCTGTGCGCCACCCATTGCTTGCCCAATGCCGGTAGAGGCTTGCTGATAAATGTCGCCCTGTGGAGCGGCAGGAGGGGCCATAGAAGAAGGAGCAACTGGCTGTGGCACTTGGCCGGGCAAAGGTTTAACTGGCTGTATGGGAGCGCCCATAGGTGCCTGTATTTTAGTAGTGCCAGGTGCACCTACATTCATTGGACCTCCAGCAGGATTGAACCCTCCGGTAGCCCCCGCAAATCCACCGCCTTGCATTGGTGATCCTCTTCCTGCTCCTGCCATTTTATTTACCTCAACCTTTTATCTTAATTGGACCGCCTACAGCGCCCACGTTAATTGGACCGCCAGCAGGGTTAAAGCCACCTGTCACCTGCGGGTTGTATGATGTTTGCAGTCCTAGCAATTGATTTTGTAGAGCTGCTATCTGTCCTGCCAACCCTGATGGGTCAAACTGAGGAACTTGGCCTATCGCTAATTGATTGGCCGATATCTGTTGTTGTAGCCCTGTAGGATCAAATCCTGGCGTCTGTTGAAGTGCGTTAATTTGCGACTGCAAACCAGATGGGTCAAAGCCCGGCGTTTGTTGCAATGAACTTATTTGCGACTGTAAGCCGGATGGGTCAAATGGCTGGAAACCAGCGAACTGTTGTTGCAACCCGCTTATCTGATTTTGTAAGCCAGAAGAATCAAACCCAGGCGTAGACTCTAACGCCCCAATGCGGCCTAAGATGCCTGATGCATCAAAGCCGGGGCGTGTTTGTAGGGCTGAAATTTGTGATTGTAGTCCGCTAGGGTCGAAGCCCGGAGTAGACTCTAGTGCGGCTAATCTTTGCGTCAAGGCGGAAGGATCGAAGCGCTCCATGCCACCCACTTGCGATTCTAAACCACTCAATCTAGACAGTAACCCACTTGAGTCAAAACCTGGGGCGGTTTCTAATGCACTTAAACGCTGAGTCAAGGCGGAAGGATCGAAGCCCGGCGCTTGTTGTAACGCCGAAATTTGGTTCTGCAAGCCAGATGGGTCGAAGCCGGGGCGTGTTTGTAGGGCTGAAATTTGCTCTTGTATCCCGCCAATCTGACTCATTAAGTTGCTTGGGTCGAACGGGTTTATACCGCCAATCTGCTGTTCTAGACCTTGTATCTGCTGTTGCAAGTTGGTTGGGTCAAACTTTGGCGCGCCTTGTAACTGCTCCATTTGCTGCTGTAACGCTCTTACTTGAGCGGCTTCTGGCAGCATCTCAATTGCCTGTTGTTGAGATTGGAATCCTGACTGCAATTGGCCTAGTTGATTCTGCAACGAAGAAGAATCAAATGGCGTAATCGCGCCCACTTGGCCTTCTAATCCTGCAAGTCTTGATTGCAATGCAGACGGATCAAAATCTCTAATGCCTTCTAGTCTTCCCGTATTTTCCGCAATTTGCTGTTGTAATCTTGAAGCGTCAAACCCTGGCCGAGCTTCTAATGCGCCTAGTCTAGATTGCAAATCGCTTGGGTCAAAATCTCTAATGCCACTTAATCGACCCTCTAGTCCTGCAAGCTGAGACTGCAAGTCACTTGGATCAAACTGCTGCATTCCGCTAATCTGACCTTCTAAGCCGGATAAGCGAGACTGTAAAGCGCTAGGATCGAACGTATCTCTTCCGCTTAAATCTCTTAGTTGAGCTTGGATATCACTTGGATCAAAAGGCTGGAATTGGCTGAACTGTCCTTCAAGGCCGGCGATCCTTTGCTGAATGCCTGATGGGTCAAACGCACTGCGTCCTTGCAGTTCTTGTATTTGAGCTTGCAAGTTAGAAGGATCGAACTGAGTCATTCCCCCTACTTGGCCTTGTAAGCTGGAAATTTGGTTTTGCAAGGATGAAGGGTCAAATCCTTCTGCGTTGCGCAAATCAGATATCTGCTGTTGCAGACCAGTAGGATCAAACGGTGAGAAGCTTTCGACTCTACCCCTTATATCTCCAATCTGCTCGTAAATAGCAGTTGGGTCGAACTGATCTTGACCGCGAAGTTCAGCCAATTGATTTTGTATGTCACTTGGGTCAAATGGCGTCATGCCGCTCAATCGACCTTCAATGCCAGCGATCTGGCTCTGCAAGGCGGATGGATCAAATCTTTCCACCCCGCGCAACTCTGCTATTTGTTGCTGTAAGTTACTTGGATCGAATTGCTGCATACCTCCAACTTGGCCCTCTAGCCCAGCCAAGCGCTGCTGTATACCAGAGGGATCAAATGGATCTCTACCTCGAAGCTCCGCTAATTGGTTTTGTATATTAGTAGGGTCGAATGGCGTCATGCCGCCAACCCGCCCTTCCAGACCCGAAAGTCGCGCAGTTAAGTCAGTAGGATCAAACGCCTCTCGACCACGCAATTCAGAAAGCTGATTTTGCAAGTCACTTGGGTCGAATGGCTGGAATTGACTAAATTGACCTTCTAAGCCAGCAAGTCTTTGCTGCATGCCGGACGGATCGAACTGCTCTCGCTCTTGCAGCGCTGTCAATTGGTTCTGTAAATTAGAGGGGTCAAACTGCTGGAAGCCAGATATTTGCTCTTCTAGGCTTTGGAATCTATCGTCGTACTGTGGGTTGTAAATGTTTCCCTGATCAATGAAGCCTCGGTTCTCGTTTATTGATTGTTGCATTGCCGCCATCTGACCCGCAATACTGTTTGGGTCGGCAGGATCTCCACCCATCGAGAACTGGTCGCGCCGGATGTCGTACATGGGGTCAGTGAAATCGAGTGACGGAACATCAAACAAAGGGGTATCCGTGCCAAATGCCACGTTTTCATCTGTGCCAGGCATATATCCGGCATTCTGCCCAGGAACTGGCATGAAGTAGCCGTCAAAATTTGGGACCATTGTTGGCAGGGAAGTGTATTGACTAAATTGCGCAGGGCTTTTTGTTTGCAAATCTTTAAGTTGCTGCTCGAATAGCTCACCAGAGCCATACCCTTGCATACCACGGTAAAGCAAATCAGGTGTTGGTATCGATGCTGTAGCATCAAACCCCGGCCCCGCCAGTCCAAATGCTTGTCCCGCTGCACCTGCGCTTTGCATTGCTTGTGTTTGCAGGGGAGAAAAAGCCGCAACCTCTGGCCCATAATAGGGGAGGTATCCCATGCGAGCAGTAGCTTGAGCGCGCCCTAAATTCTGTCTTGCAGCGTCTTCAATAAACTTAGGTATTTCTACCTGCGTAGTCTGACTGCCGCCTTTTCCACCTGACATATCAAAGTTCCTTTGCTAATACTGTGTGCGCTACTTCGTAGCCTTTATCCTTCAGCACCTTAGCCCAGCCTTTGCGTCCTGCGATGGTCATTGCAGTGCAACCGTTCATTCGTGCAAACTCCGCCGCAGAACTATCCATTTCTACGATCTGATCTAACTCTCCACCAGCAAGAAATATATGTAACACCTTCTTCCCTGGGTACTTAATTATCTCTGTTACCGCACATCCCCGTGGCGCTGGCCAGAACTGCATACGACCCTCTGCTACAGCTTCAACTACGTCAGTAATGGTGTGAGTGCCGCCCGATCTTTCTAAGGCTGCCTGTAGCCAAGGCTCACAGCGCACCAATTCCTCTACTATAGTCGCCAATTATATCACCTATGCACTCTAATAATCGTTAGGGTTGTTGCAGGGCACGCTGGCTCATCTGATATGCCGTTTGCGGCAAATGCTTTTAATGACCCACTAGTGCTGTCGCACGCCGTGGCAACTTCTAGATAATCGTTTGCAGTCGCTTGAATAATGATGGCCCGGCTTACTACGGTCGTCTCTGAGTTGCCGTGCAATGAAGCTCTAAGCGTGCTCCCCGTTATGTTTGCGCCGTTCTTTTTTGGCCAAAAAACAAACTCCACCGTGCTACCAGATGAGCTAAATACTTGGGCAGAAAAGCTGACCAGATAATAACCCGTCTCACTAAATGTAATGCGAGAGCCATTAATTGCTAAGCCTTCATTATTACTGTCTGCTGTATAGCTTAATAAGTAAGTTGTATCCGCCGCCGTGTAAGCATAATCAGAAGTTATAACGAAATCCCCGTGACCATCAGCCAAGACGATTTGCTTAAACTCGCCGCCACTTGATACTACGGGGTAGCCGGTAGAATCCCATAGGATAATCCCGTCATCTTTTGCACTGTCTCCAGTTTCAAAAAACGCTAAGTGCGACCTAACTCTGCGTAGATAATCATTAAGGCGCTCGCCCCACGGCTTCCACTCAGGGCCGCCAGGCGGCGGAGGGAATGCCCCTATGCTCACCTTCTTCCCCCAGTCTTAACATCCAGCCTCATGTTGCCTACGCGGAAGTCAGTCAGATCAGAGCCTGTAAGCCTCATGCGGAGCTGTCTACCGGTAAAGCGCACGCTGGTAGGGCTTGCCATAGTAAATGGCCCGTGTGAGCTTTCTGAGGCATTAGGATAGAACCTAGTCTTGAACGTAGCGGTAACTTGTCCTTGCGTTTTCTCGTCAGGAATAAGCTCAGTAACCCGGACTACATTCTCACCCTCACCTACAAAGATCGGACCACTCTCTACAAAGATGTCATCGCCGTCATGCGATAAAGATACCTCGTGATCAAAGATATTAGCACTTGGGTCAAACCACATTGGGTATCGGAATACGCCGCGATCTACGGCTGCGGTACGAGCCAGGTTGCCAATCATCCAATAATTTTGCTGGTAGTTGTATGAGACGTATCGGTTGTTCTCTTGCGAGTCTCGAGATGGATAAAACCACCACACCTCTCCATACTGCGAGTTATGAACTGCGCATACCTTTGAAGCCTGTGAGTTGTTAATATCGTCAAACACGTAATCAGCAACGTCACAAGGAAGCTCTTGCACCGATGAGCCGTTATAAAGAAAGAACGCCTTTTGTCCCATCCAGAACGCGCCCTCATCGACTGCTACGGCAGACTGCCGAGAGATCCCGCCACAGGCAGTCCCCGCGCGCTCAAACCCGTAGACCACGGGCGGTCCTGAGTAGGATGCTACGTGAGCATCAGTCGTCGTAATAATCAACGCACGGCCCCGAATACGAACGCCCTGCATGATCTTGCCAGAGGTCTGTAGCTCTAGGTCGCCGGCCTCGTTAGTAGCCGCAGGCGTCCATGTATCGATGTCTTCGCGATCAGACCATTGAACCTTACGTGGGTTGCCGCCGGCACCAAGGCAGAATACAAACCGCTCCTCAGTCACCATGATAGATGTATTCCCGGTAGGCGCGTTTGATACGAGTACACCATTTGCGGCGTTGTTTAATTGCCACTGGTAAAGCTTGCCGTCATCACTAGAACAAGCAACTAGATACTCGCCCCAGTTATCGAGCGACCAGGTTGTACACTCTTGTGGCACTCCAGCAATACGGGCTGTACTGTAATATTCTTTCCCGTAAAAGTTGCCGCCGTAACCCAGGTTTTCTACGGCATTGACGTTCCCGCTGGTAAGGCCGGCAGGCGTGATATCAATAATCGTGTTGGAATCGATAGACGTAAACAAGCCGTCAGCCGTTCCAAAGGCATAATGAATGTTGCCGGAGTTATCAAGCCACGTAACAGCGCCACGGGGCGGTTGTGACGCCGCCGCAGCTTTCCTAGTATCCCAGCCGCCAACGGGCCGTAAAGAGTTGTTTCGCCATCTAATTAGGCTCGCATCTCTCCATCGACCGGCAGACTCTAAGTCTGTTCCATTCCTTACAACCCCTGGCGGGATATCTAGCGTTATGAGAGGCATTAATCCTCCTGATCAGGAACCTCATCGTAGTCGGCATCTGTGATTGCTTCTTGCTGAAGTGCTTCATCTAGCAATTCAATAAAACGCTCACGGCCTACTGCGAGTTGATCAACATTAAATCTAGCGCTTGAAAGCTTGCGGTCTAGATCATTTACATGGTTTAAAAGCACGCGCTGCTGATTATTAAAATCTTCAACGTAATACTCTTTTTCGTTCACGGTGATTGGGGTCTTTTCATTTTTTCCCATCGTCGCTACTCCTTACTGTTTTGCTTTTCCAATGTTAAGCGCCAAGATCTCAAGGAACTTGTACGCCTTCCCGATCCACACATCATCTTTTGGTGTGGGTGTCATAGCGGCAATTAATGAGCATACCGCGATAACTGATGTTGCAATGTTTGCAACGTCCATGAGCACACCCATTACCAAGGCGTTCCGTCGCCAGTAGTAGGTGTCTTCTGCGCCGCTATGTCAGCAGTCAGTGCCGCTTCAGTAGCACTCTGATCTACCTCTGCTTGTACCCAGCCCAATACAGTAGCCTCTGTCAGACTGTCATAAGCAACAAAGCCAGAGTCAGATGCGTCAGGTGTAAACCCACACGTGCCGTATGATGATGCAGTGTAAGTCACAGCGTCGTCGCCAGAGCCTACAGTTTCAGATTCAGTAACACGCCAGTGTGCAACGGTTACACCGCCGTCTGCCAAGTTACGCTCAAGATTTGCGATTGTCCATGTAGCCATTAGTTAGTCTCCAAATGCGGCTACACAAATAGCCTGTACGTTAGCGGGTTCAGACGAGTAGTCGTCACCTGATTGAATTACATGACGGTGATACGACTGTGAAATCACAGCGCCGTCTTCGAGTACCTTAGTAGCAGTCCGTACTTGAACGACTTGGCCGTCCTCTGTAGCTACTACTTCGATCTTGTCTGCTACTGTTTCTTTAGTTAAAGCCATTGGGTCTTTCTCCTTAGTTAGTCCAGCCCCAGAGTCCACTGAGGCTATTTAGGGTTATACAAAGTAAGTGGCGGTTACTCTAATATCGGAAGTGCCTGTAAAATTACTATGAGTAATTCTGTTGGTTGCCGTAGCAGTTCCGTCTCGTATCTCTAGTACAGTACCTCCAGTGCCTGCACGAATAACAGGCGCAGAAGTTAAGCTTGTTAAAGCTATATAGTAGGACGCAGTGCCTCCTCCCTTTTCACTACCAGCACTTACAGTAAAAGGAAGCCCGCTTATTTCTGCGTTGCCCGTACCTGATCCTAGAGTGGTTAAACGGACAGAAGCAGTAACATACACTGTGTTGCCTATTTTTGTGTAAGTACCCTCTTGAGCACCGTAAACATTACCTGTGTCAACACCACCAAAAGTAAGGGTGGGAGTCCACGTCCCTTCTTCGTAGTCGTCTAGCTTATTGGCTGAACTTGTACCGCCTAGGTAGACACCGCCTGACAGGTAAAGGTCTTTGAAGCGGTAATCAT